AATACCGGAGGTCAGCGCTTCCCGTTGCGCTGTCGGCATAGACTCAAGTTTTTTTCTAATCCGCTCCACTGCTGCATCGACTTCACTTTGCGGCTGCTGGGGCGGGTTTTCTTTTTGTTCGCCATTGAGAAGGTAGTCTACCGATACGTTGAAGTAAGATGCAATTTTAGAAAGAACCTCTGCGGACAGGCTCTTGGTTCTCCCGGCTTTCAGCTCGGAAAGAAAACTACGGCGAATCCCGATGCTGGCACAAAGGGTTCCGTCTTTGATGCCCTCTTTTTCGCAGAGTGCATGGATGTTGCTGTACAAGTCCGACATAAGAACACTCCCATATTTGTGCAAGTATACAAATGCACAGAATTTTGTACAAAAGAGTTGACTTGTACAGATGTCTGTACTATAATACAGACATGGGCAGTACAGAACACTGTACAATATAAACTCTCTACGCCATTATATTAGTACAGTTTTCCGTACATGTCAATAGATTTTAGCAAATGGAGGTGGAATTTTGAAAGAAAACTTCCGTTCTGGCTTTGAGCTGGAAGTGAAGATGAAGCTGTTACAGCGAGGTATGAAGCAAACGGAGCTGATTCAGGCGGTTCAAAGCGATACTGGATTGTTCCTTGATGATTCGTACCTCTACAAGATTCTTCGTGGTGAGCGAAAGCCGAAGAAGATTATCCAGAGCATCTGCAAGATTCTGGAGATTGAGCAGAAGGAGGGCTGGTGAGTGCTGGTGACGAATTTTCGCAGGGCGCAAAGCCGCAAGCGTAGACTGAAGCTGTCAATGGCTGCTGGCGTGTCCCGAAACGATGCCAACAAGGTACTTTGGATGGAGAAGTCCATCAACCAATGCTTTGAGCGCCACAATCGGGAAGCCAGAATGAAAGAGGAGATGCAGCGTGAAGATTAAATATTGCGAGCGTTGTGGTCTATTTCTTGGCTTAGTAAACCCTACAAAGAGATATTGCTCGGAGTGCAAGCACAAAATGGACAAGGAACGTGACAAAAAGCGTAAAAAACGCCTACAGAACGAAAACGCAAGAGCTAGAGAAACAAAAGCGTTTCCGTCTATCGGAGAAGTTCAAGTGCTTGCTGATAAGCTCGGCAAACACTACGGCGACGTATCACGGATGCTTGCGTCAGGAGAGTTGACCTATGAACGGTAAGTACTACGGCAAGCGAGAAATCAGATGGCACAGCCGGGAAAAAGAACGGCTGGAACGCATCCAACGTAATCGAAGGATGGCAAACGATGAAGAAAGCAATAAGCAACTTCAACAAAAGCAGTCCGTGGCAGAATCGCTGGCAAGAGGGTGAACCTTTAAGACTGGAACATATTGAGAAAGAAAGAGTGAGCAAAAATGAAAAAAATCAAAGTAAGAATCACATTCATCGAAGCAGTTCTCGGCACATGGCCTAGCAACCAGAACATTGCACGCGAGTTCATTGCCAGCAAGTCCCCGGATGCAAACACCATCGAGGACGAAGTTGCTGCTCTGGGCGCTGATGCTGTGGCAGATAAGGGCATGACCATGTTCCCTCGCAACGAAAACGGCGAACCCATCTTGTATGACTACCAGATCAAGGGCTTCTTCAAGGATTCCTGTGGTATGCTGGGTCGTATCGGCGGCAAGACCGAAACCGGAAAGAAGAAAGCCGTCAACGAATCCGGCAAGCTCACCGCATACAAGAAGGTCATTGATGGTCTGATTTTTGTTCAGCCACGCATGATTCCCATTTATGTGAACGGCGAGATTACCGAGTGCCAGCGCCCTCTCCGCGCCCAGACGGCGCAGGGCGAACGTGTAAGCCTTGCCAACAGCGAGCAGATTCCAGCTGGTTCGACCTGCGAGTTTGAAATCGTTCTTCTGGACGATTCTCATGAGAAGGCCGTGCGTGAGTGGCTGGACTACGGTGCTCTGCGTGGTATCGGCCAGTGGCGCAACAGTGGCAAGGGGCGATATACCTACGAAATCCTCAATTAACCGCTATGGCAGGGTGGGGCTGTGCTGCACTCGGCGTGGAACGGCAACGGCATAGTGACGATTGGCTCAGAAATGCTAAGGCAATGCTTGGAGACGAAGCGACTTGATCGGCAACGGCGATGCGCTGATTTGACAGGATCTGCAAAGGCATGGAGAAGCAAGGCTCAGACGAGCAATGGAATTGCATGGAACCGATATGAGCGGCACAGCAAAGGCTATGGATGCAAGGCGTAGCTTTGATAAGCAAAGGCATCGAACGGCGGCGACGTGCGACGCAATGGCAAAGAATAGAACCAATAAGCTAAGGCATTGAGTAGCTAGGAGCAGAACAGCAACGGCAAAGCAATTCATCGAAAAGCAACGGCAAAAGCGAAAGGAGAAAAATGAAAGCACTTGTGGAAATCGCCCTAATCTGGGGCATCATTCTGGCGTTGATTCTTGCAGCGTTCCTTTTGAACCTGTGGCTGGTACATCTCATTGAACTACTGGTAGGCGCAAAAGGCACATGGGGGATCATCGTGGCAGCCGCTGTAATGGCAACCGGATGGATTTTTAATTTTGGCAGCAAAAAGGAGAACCAATGAAAACTTTGAAAGGACCAGCATTGTCCATGATCGGTCTGGTCGTGGCAATTGCAGCAGTCGGGTGCGGGGACACGATTCAGGGCTGTCAGACCACAGCGCAGATGTTTGGCTGGGTAATGGTATCATGCGGGCTTCTTGCAACGGCTATCGTCTTGTGTGCGCTGGCTGTTAGCGCCGAAGAGGAAGAACGCAGTGAACGCGAGCGCAGGAAAATCAAGCGCATTGCTCACCACACCAACGAGTGGAGGGATGCTTGATGAAGTGCCCAATGTGCGGTAGTGACAACATTACAACGGTTGATAGCCGGTCTGACCACGACAGCATCGTTCGCAGAAAAAAGTGTCTTGTCTGTAACCATCGGTGGTCTACCATCGAGATTGACAAAGACCAGTGGTACAGCGCACTGCAAATCAAAGAGGAACGCAAGAGAGGGAGACCAAAAGATGATTAATCTTGACAGATTTGGTGGCGTGACAGAGCCGGAGGACGGCGTGTATTTTCTAACCCGTGAGCAGGAAGCAGAAGCCAAAGAAGCTGACCGGCTGGCAGCGATTGAGGACTTGCAGTCTGAGATTGATGACAGGGAAGCAGAGCTGAGAGACCTCTATTCCCAGTTGGCAGACCTGATGGCTGGTTGATTTCGTACAGCCAAATTAAGCCGAAGTAATAACAATGAAGCCTAATGAAGCCGAAGAAAGGAAAGAAAAATGGCAGTATTAGTAATGGTCTACGGTCATTCCGGCAGCGGAAAGTCTGCTTCGCTTCGGAACTTTGACCCGGAACAGGTGGCGGTTATCAACGTGCTTGGAAAGCCGCTGCCGTTCCGAAGCAGCATGAAAACATACATTACCAATGACTACGGCAAGATTGATTCCGCAATCCACAGCACTAAACGTAAGTCCATCGTCATTGACGATGCCACCTACCTTATGACCGGCGAGTTCATGCGAAACGCAAAGGTCGCCGGATACCAGAAGTTCACCGACATGGCAGCCAACTTCAACGCCCTGCTGATGCGGGCGAAGGAACTGCCGGACGATGTGGTGGTCTACTTTTTCGGGCACAGCGAGCGTGACGGAGACGGTGGCGAGAAGTTCAAGACCATTGGCAAGTTGCTGGACGAGAAAGTCTGCGTAGAAGGGTACTTCACCATCGTTCTGAAAACGGTTGTGCAGGATGGGCGATACCTGTTCAGCACCCGCAATGATGGGATGGACACCGTGAAAACCCCTCTTGGGATGTTCAACGATGCGCTGATCGAGAACGACCTCGCCGCCGTAGACAAGACCATCCGTGAGTATTACAACATCCCGGTTCAGCCGGATAACAAAGGAGAGTAACAGATGAAGAACATCAACTGGAATGACGTGCAGGAAGCCACCGAACGCCGTGACCTGCCTGTTGGCGGCTACGTTGCCGGTATCTGCAAGGCAACGGACGAGCCTGCAAAGGAGCGCCTGAACATCGAGTGGGAAGTCGCAGAGGGCGAGTTCAAGGGATACTGGCGTGAGCAGACCGCTTCCCTTATCGAACGTGGCAAGCTGAATCCGGGCGAGTGGGCATGGGGTGGCAAGACCATCAAGAGCTACAAGGAAAAGGCGCTGCCGTTCTTCAAGGGCTTCATCACCGCTGTTGAGCAGTCCAATCCCGGTTACAAGTTCAACAACGATGAAAAGACCCTGCGTGGCAAGCTGGTCGGTGTGGTTCTCCGTGAGGAAGAATACATGGGCAACGATGGGAGCGTCAAGACAAAGCTTGTCGTTGACCGTTTTACCAACGTGGACAAGATTCGTTCCGGTGACTATGAGGTCAGACCGAAGAAAACGCTGGCTGGTGCATCTGGTTCTGGCTACTCGCAGGGCGGGAATGATGACTTTTCTATGATTGAGGGCAGCACGGATGACATGCCGTTCTGACCTGTAAAGCGTTGACCGCCTACCTTATATAAGAGCTGCGCTATCTGGCTGGACGGGCGTTTGGAAAAAATGATTACCTGTTGTCTCAACTGCACATCACGCTGCACAGCTTGCCACGACACTTGCGAGAAGTATAAGGCAGAGAAGAAAGACTTCGAGGAGCGCAAGGCGTTCGTGCATGAGCTGAACCACCGCCAGAGCGTGTACCGCCACAACTATGAGGACAAGCACCGGGAACGTGGCAAGAAACGGCATCTCGGAAGTGAATTTAGAGGTGAACGATAAATGGGAGCTTTTATTGCAAGACAGCCTAACGGTTTGCTGTGTCGGTTTTCTTCGGTGGTCGATTGTGTCACCGATTACAACATGACCGAAGAAGAATATATCGAGATGTGTGCTGAAAAGGCACGAAAAGAAGCACGAGATGTTCTTGACCATTATATTAAGCCGTTTGAAATGGTTGACAGGTGTTTCTTTCCGAACAACATGACTACTGAAGAACACAAGCGGATTATGAAGGAAATGGAAAAGCCTGCTGACAAGGCAACTCATATTCCATGAATTTAGAGGTGAACAAGGGTGAAAAGAAAGTATAAGCCGGGCGGTTACATCATTTCGCTTGATGACTTGATGAAGCAGGAGTTTGTTTACTGCGCCGGAAAACTTGTTCACAAAGGCTGGTTTGGTAGCTGGCAACTGCGATATGCAAATAGCGAACTTGCCCGACTGCGTATCAGAAAAGCCAAAAAAATCGAGGACAACGAATGAACACCGGCAAGCAGTTTGAAGCGGACTTCAAGGCATCCATCCCGTCCGATGCGTGGTGCTACCGGCTGAAGGACAGTGCTACCACCTACTACGGCGGCAACGAGAACCTGTCCTTTTCTATCGACAACATCTGCGACTTCCTTGTGTACCGATACCCGATGAACCATTTGTTTGAGCTGAAAACCATTGAAACGCCCTCTATCCCTCTGGAAAAGGTGTTCGGCAAGTACGACAAGGCAAAGTGCAAATACCGCAAGGAAAAGCACATCACGGACATGGTGGATGCAATGGGGTACAGCGGTCAGACCGCCCATGTGATAGTCAATTACCGGACGGTTAACCGCACCTTTGCAATCCCTGCCAGCAAGGTTCTAGCGTTCCGTTACAACGAGAGCCGCAAGAGCATCCCTTGGCAGTGGGCGGAGCAAGAGGGGATAGAGGTCAAAGCGAAAAGGTTGCGTGTCCATTGGCGGTATGACGTGGATGCGCTGCTAAAAAGATTGGAGAACGAAAATGCCAAATTGGTGTGAAGGAAAACTCAAAGTCCGTGGAAATCCCAAAAACATCGTGCGCTGGTTTACGGATTGCGTGACTGTTTATGCCCGCCCCTATTTCGATAAAAACAAGTTTCCGAATGGAGAATGGGTCTACAACGAAATCCATGATGGAGCATTGCTTTCTTACGATGATGAGACGTTCTACATCAACGTGAAAGACACCGCTTACATTGAGGGTACTACGAAGAACTTCGTTGAAAAGTTCTGCACTGAACAGATTGCTGATGGCGACAACGCAATTCTTGTTCTTCCTGCCATGGCTGCATGGTCGATGGAGCCTGAGCCATACGAAGAAATGTCTAAAAAGTATAGGTTGGATTTCAGATTCTATGGATTTGAAAGCAGTGGATGCGTAAATCAGGAGATGGAAGTCATTGAAGGTAAAACAACCATCAACCGTGAAATTCGATTTGATGATTACCGTTGGGAATGCGCAGACCCGCTAATGGGAGGTTGAAAACATGGAAATTGAGGTTGAGATTTGCGACCGATGCGGCGAGTGCTTTTCGTGGCACGGCGAAGTGAACGGAATCCGAAAAGTAAAAATCAAACAATGTGGCTATGAATGCTCGCCAGACAGGTCGTTCGTTCTTTGCCCCTCTTGCATGGCTGCACTCAACGATTGGCTGAAAGGAGAACAGAAGTGAGTAAGAAAATTTCAGACATTCTGCCCAAGACAGAAATCTTGGCGCAGTTGGCAGAAGAAGCGTCCGAACTGGCGCAGGCTGCGTTAAAGCTGCGCCGTGCGCTGGATGGCACGAACCCGACACCAAAGAGCGTTGTAGAGTGCGAAAAAAATCTGCATGAGGAGTTTGGGGATATTTACAACTGCATCCTTGCTTTGACTCATGACAACGAGGATTTGTATTACAAATTCATTGCAGATTGTCAGGTAAATTGTATTCCAAAAATGCAACGCTGGCTTTCTCGCCTTGAAGCAAAGGAGCAGTCAGATGAATAAATTCGGAAACTGCCCTCTGTGCGGTAAACAGGTCAAGCCGACCAACCTCCGCAAAATCGCACGACAGAATCAGTTGTACGGCTTTCGCATGGCTCTGGACGGCATTGCAACCACATGGGGCGCACTGATTTAAAACATTCGGTGCGATGCAGACCTGACTGATGAACAGGTGCAGAAAATCATCCGCATTGGTGACAGGTACTGGGAGATGGTTTGGCAGTTCAAGAACGAGGACATGACACCTGACGAGTTTGCAGATTACATCACAGCAAAGTCAGAAGAGGTCGAAAAAGAGCTAAGGGAAAGGTGGAGCTAACAATGTTTGAATTAGTAACTCGCTGGCTGGTTTGCCTAGTCCTGCTGGCGGTAGTAGTTCAGTCTGAACGGACAATCAAGGACATGGCAGACAGGCTGTTTGAAAAACAGCAGGCAATGCTCGTCTGGGCGTTCGTCAACGCGTGTCTGGCCGTTTGTACGGCAATTATGATGGGATTGAAATGATGAAAATTTGTGATATTGAGAGAAAAAAAATTAATTTTGGGTGTCTAGAGTATGGAGATGTGTTTGAGATGAACGGCGAAATTCTCGTGAAAGCTAACGTGAACCTTTCGGTAAGTAAATTGTCTGGCGGTGTCAGTTTAAAAAGCGGAGAGTTTTTGCAGATAGATGAGTTTTTTCCCGTCAAGATGGTAAACGCTCATCTTCAATTGGAAGGATAAGGAAAATCATGGACAACGAACTTTACTGCCCAATGAAAATGACCAGCAATCCGCTTGGTCGGTGCATCTGCGAGAAAGAAAAGTGCGCTTGGTGGCGGCAGTGGGACAACTGCTGCTCCATCTTGTGGATTGCACGGGAACTGAGAAACATCGAAACGAAGATGAAGAGGTGAGAACATGGAAGAACATGCAGAGTTAAAACACGGATATTGGAAACTTTCACCAGATGCTTATTATATGGACACGATGTCAGAAGAACGAGAATTAAAAGCCTATGTGACGGCGAAATGCTCGTTGTGTGGAGAACATCATCCGAACAATTATACAGTGTGGTCGAAAACTTTATACGCACCGGATGGTGAAGAATACACATACGAATGGAATATAAGAGAAGAAAAAGAAAACATTCTGAAAGAAGCGATAGAAAATCGCCGTAATTATGCGAACTATTGCCCGAACTGCGGTGCAAGAATGGATTTAAAACAAAAATAAAGAGGTGATAACTCTTGGCAACACCCCCAAAGCGTGGTCGTGGCAGACCGCCGCTGACAGAAGCCGAAAAGAAAAAGCGTGAGAAGCGAGCACAAAAGGCGAAAGAAGAAGCCGCCGTGAAGCGTGAAAAAGAGCGTGAGAAGAAGAAGCAACAGATGCTTAACAAGCGGAAATCTATCCGCTCACAGGTGAGTAAAAAGGTGAAAGAACAGCAGGAGTTAGCAATCACGAGGTCTAAGATGCTGAATACTGGCGATTTGCAATCAAGAATCGGCGATGAAGAGGACAAGAAAGTTGTCGGAATGATTGCCGCAAAGTATTTTGGCGACCTTCCGAGCGTGGACATGAACAACCCGATTGAAGTGCAGCAACGTCTTGACTTCTTCTTTGATGCTTGCATCGAAGCCAGAATATCCCCTGTGGTGGAATGGATTGCACTAGTTCTGGGCATCGAATGGCCTAGCCTGAGACAGATTATGACAGGCAAACGCCGTGACGACAGCTTGCAGCAGAAATACATCCTGAAACTGATTCTACAAATGCAGTCCATGTGGGCGTACAACGGTATGTATGGTCAGGAGAACCCGGCAGAGTGGATTTTCCGAGCCAAGAACTACTTTGGTATGCGTGACAACGTGGAAGTCACCGTTGCACCGCCTGAACAGCCGTTGGGCGATGCCCAGAGCGCAGAGCAGTTGGCACAGAAGTACCAGACGGCTTTGCCGAAAGGGATTGACGTGGAATATAGAGAGGTGGCAATCGATGGAAAATAGCTATTGGTAGTAAGCCAAAAAACGTGAAGGCGTCAATACACAGAAAAGAAGGAGGATATTGTGGATAAATTTTTGTGCATCAATGATAACGGCTCATTTGAAAAAGGAGAAAATTATTTCGGGGAGGTTGAATTAGATGGTACTTTGGCGATAAATACGGATTTCTACGATGATGATTACGGAGAATGGCATTATCTTCCGTGCGGCAAATGGAAAGAATTCTTTAAACAAACGGAATCTTAATTTTTCACGGCGATAATATGACGAAATAAGGATCGTATCGAAGCATTGATGGCCAAGATGCAGAAGAAATTTGGCAAAAGGAGCAACTAATGCAAACTGACAGAGGAATCTACCACAAGCGAGTATGCGACCGCTGCGGAGCGGTTCTTGGCTGTAGAATGATGAACCCTGACGAATACTTCAAGGACTGGGCGTGGCGCAGGGACACAGGCGACCTGTGCCCGGAGTGCTACGAGGAGTATAAGCGAGTGATCGGACGGTTCAACATGGGAAAGAGAGATATGAGAAAATGACTTTGCTCGGAATCTATAGATGCAAACAATGCCATGCCGTGTTTAATATTGCTACATTTGGTAGCCTATCTCGTAGCACGGCTGAAAAACTTTTTGAAAAAACAAAAACTGTAAATGTGTTTATATCTGGTGAAATGCCCATTGAAATAGTCACCCACCGTTGCGACCCAGTAACAGTGGGTGACTGCGAACGTATTGGCTGGAGGAAAATCGAATGAACTTCTACTGCACCACCGAACATTGCTCTTGCATGGGCATCAAGCAGTTCTCTGCTGGCAAGGCTGTCCGATGTACGGCAGAATCCTGTAAGAACAAATCTGAGCCGTCCTGTGGCTCTTGCAAATGGTACGCAGAGCCGGAGGGTGTGTGCGTGAACGACCAGTCAGAACACGTTGCAGACTTCGTGTGGGATGAACGTGGATGCAAAGAATGGGAGAAAAAAGATAATGAATAACATTGTAAACGGATTGATTGCGGTTTTGGCATCTTTTTTAGTCGGAACATTTATATGTGGAGTAGCATATCTCATTGAAAAAATTTTAATATGGGATATATTTTTGAACGAAATTCCTGATGGAAATAAAAAAGTTTTTGCAGATGCAATCATCCACATCATAGTTTATTTGATTGGGTTTGCGACATTGTATGCGATGTACAAGGCGGGAGTATAAAGATGACAGCAGGGGAGAAAATCAGAAAGCGCAGGATTGAACTGGAAAACGGGAGTGATGAGATGATACTCGGCAACGGTGTCCTGCTGGATAGTAAAGGAAAGCTTCTCTGCCGTACTGTGGACAAGTCCTGCTCCACCTGTAAATGGCACGATAGCTTTTCTTGGGTCTGTTACAACGGCTTGTCGGAGCGCAGAGCTGATTTTACAGACCCGGAAGATGCGTGCAAAGAATGGGAGAAAAGAGAAAATGACAGCTAAAGAAACATTTGCCATATTTGTTTTGGGGTCGCTCATAACATTCTTTGTTGGAGCCCTTGTCACGATTTTTGAAATGTTTCTTTGGGATATGACCGATGACATTTCGCTTGGATGGTCGTGGAAGCATCCAGAACGTTCAACAATTATTCATGCAATGATAATGGCAGCTATTAACGCTACTGTCTTTGGCGGTGGATTTTTGGCTGTATGGCTGGCGAAAGGATGAGAAAATGAGCTATGATATTTCACTGTGCGACCCAGTAACGCATAAACCGCTCAAAGCAGATAGTACGCATTTTATCGCTGGTGGTATGCGCGCTATGGGCGGAACAAAAGAACTGTGGATCAACGTCACCTATAATTATGGTCACTTTTATTATCGACCGGAAGTGTTTGGGGATGGCGGCATCCGCTCCATCTACGGCAAAACAGGCGCAGAGAGCATTCCGATGCTTGAAAAGGCTATTTCTGCACTAGGTGACGATGTAGACAATAGCGACTACTGGCACGCCACAGAGGGCAACGCCAAACGCGCTTTGTATGGTTTGCTGGCGTTTGCAAAGATGCGGCCTGACGGTGTATGGGACGGAGATTGAAGGGAGAAAGGGCTTACACGAATGAGAACCCTAGAAGAAGTAGACCGTGCCATTGAACTTGCACGATATGATATGAAAAAGCTTATGAAGATGCGCCAACCGATTTCGATTGTTGGGGAAGAGCTATTGGAACTTTACGATGAGCGAAGAGAAATATTAAAAGCTAATAAAAGAGCGCACTGGGTGTTTGGTTCGACAATGGGTCATAGTTGGATGAAATGCAGTCATTGCCTTGTGGCACAACAAGGGCAGAATGCAACCTTCAGCTATTGCCCGAATTGTGGAGCAGAAATGAGCGAGGATGCGACCTATGAGTAACACACTTTGGCATCCGGTAAGCGAACAGCCACGAGAGCGGACGCAGCCTTTGTTGCTTGCGACTAAGACAACGTGGCGTGATAAAGATGGAAAAATGTTGCAATGCTTCTCGCCGACAGCGTATTTTCTCGGCTGTTACGCAGACGGTCAGTTCTGGGATGAGATAGGCGAGAGACTGCCGAAAGATGTGACGGTGACGCATTGGATGGCGTTTCCGATGGTATGAGGTGGCAGGTATGGAGAGCAAAATTGTTTGGCATTCTCTTAAAAAAGAAGGATACCCGCCACTGTTTGACAATGGAAATGGCTACTTTTCATCTGGAAGGATTTTGCTGTCTGGGCTGTATTTTGATTTTTTCAAAGGGAAGATAGACAGGACTGTGTCATGCGGAGGACTTGTAAAAGACCTTCGGCATGGAATGCCAGAATTTGATTGGATGAACGATAACGGGTGTTGTTTGCATCACTCAAAAATTGAATATTGGGCGTATATGCCAGAACCGCCTGTGGAGGAACAAATATGACAAACAAAAAGTTTGGCATCATCATTATGGACTTGAGCCTTTTCGACTTTGGGCCGAAGCCACCTTGTGGATACATTAAAGCAAAACATATCCGACCAGCGTACGGCAAAGGCACAAGACCTGTAAAGGCGCATAAGCGAATCACGAGAACGAGAGAGGGGTTCAGAAAATGACAGAACTTAAGAGATGCCCGTTCTGCGGTGCGGAACCGCCGACTGTAAAAGTGATTCATCCACTCAATGTTGACATGGCTAGTTGGGTAGTCTGCGGAAAATGCGGGGTGAGCACTTCTGCAACATTTGGCAAGGAAAAAGCCATCGAAGCATGGAACAAACGCTACAAAGAGGATTGAGTATGGACAAAAAACGAGACAGCTTTACATTCCAAAAATATTATTTTGAAGCCATCTCCACACTCAAAAGTAAAGAGAAGTTGGAACTCTACGATGCAATCTGTGCATACGTTTTTGAAGAAAAAGACGCAACTTTGAACTCAAAAAAAGCAGAATCTTGTTTCATTTTGATTAAACATCTGCTCGATGAAGAATCAAAAAGAAGCGATATTGCGTCAAAAGGATGGTCTACACGAAAGTCATCTCATCCTCATGTCATAAATGAGATGAAAGTCAGCTCATCTATGAGTTCAAAGTCAGATGACAATGAGCCAATTGTATCAATTGACGGTCAAATGAACGTCAAGACCCTGCCGGAGAGTGCAGTCAAAAAGAAACCTGACATCTTCTCAGACTTTGCTCATGGCGATAAAGCCCTGCTGGAATCCTTGCGAGAGTTCGCACAGATGCGTACAAGAATCAAAAAGCCTATGACAGACCGGGCAAAGCAGATGCTCTGCAACAAGCTGGAAAAGTTTGATCGGCATGATTGGAAAGCCATTCTCGACCAGAGCATCTATGCCGGGTGGCAGGACATTTACGCATTGAAACAGGATGACCAGTACGAGCAAAGTACGGAGATGGAGTTTCCTAGACTATGACAATGGACGTTCAAACGGTATTTATCGGTGCGCTGATGCTCTGCAAGCCGGGCGTTGTGGATGAAACCATACCAGACCTTGAACTTGACTTGTTCAAACCTGAGCTGAGAGACGCTTTTGCAGCTGTTCAGGGCTATTGGACGGCTAGGGGTAAGATAGATATAGTCGAGATAAACACGCAGCATCCAGACGTAGCGCAGACGCTCTTGGCGTGTGTACAAACCTGTGAATCAGAGTGTGTACGAATTGACAGGGAGCAGATGCAGCGTTGGGCACAGCTTATCAGAGAACAGGCTGCACTCACTCGTGTGCAAGGCCTGGCATTTCAGATGACCAGCGAGCTTACCGATTATTCTGATCTATCAGACATTTATCAGCAGATGGGCGAAGCAATGAGCCTGAAAGCTGAGGAAGAAGATGCGTGGACATACGAGGATGTGCTGAACGACTATGTGCTTCACATGGACGAGAAACCTGTGTACATCAAGACAGGCCTAGAACGTCTGGATGAAGCGCTGCACATCTCACCGGGCGATTTCATCATAATCGGCGGCAGACCGTCTGCTGGCAAGACAGCCCTGTCTCTGCAAATAGCAGCAAGCATGGCAAAGCAGGACTATACCGTGTACTATTTCAGCTTAGAAACAAGCAAACGCAAGCTGGGCGCACGTCTGATGGCCAATCAAATATACTGCCCTCTGGACACGGTGAAAAATAAGGCGGTCAGCTTGAATGAGATTGACGGACAGGCAAAGAACATAAAGATGCCTCTATATATCCGCTCCGCTGCCGGAAAGAACGTGGCGTGGATGAAGGCTCAGGCTCTCCGTAAAAAGGCTCAAGTCATCTTCGTAGACTATCTTCAACTCATCCACGAAACAGGCGCAAAGGACAGATATGCCGCCATTACAGCTATATCCATTGCCCTGCACGAACTGGCACAGACCACAGGCATTGTTGTGGTGGCACTGGCACAGCTCAATCGAAACCCATCCAAGCCCGGAGCAACGCCTACTAACTCCGACTTGCGAGAGAGCGGGCAGATTGAACAGGACGCTGATGCAATCATCCTTCTGTCCGGCGACAACCCCGACAAGTACCTGTTCCGGCTAAGCAAGAACAAAGAAGGCGAGATAGGCGACCTTCCCATCACGTTTAACAAGCAGATTCAACGGTTCCAAGAATATACTTGGATGGATTGAAAGGAGAAAAGATGAAAGATACATTTTGGAAAGTGGCTGTTGTAATTTTCTTAATCGTAATTTTGACGCTTGGCACAGGTCTGTTTATCGTGCAGGGCGCGAAGAATACCGCCATTTCCTACGAGGAACAGGTGGCCGCTGCGCAGTCTGACATTCAGGTGCAGGAGAAACGCCGCTTTGACCTTATCCCGAATCTGGTTGAAATGGTTAAGGCATACGATAAGCACGAATACGATACCCTTATGGCCATTATCGCGGTGCGGGGCAGCAGTTCTGATGCCGCCGTCTCTGAGATCACCACCCAGATTGCAGCCGTGGCAGAGGCTTACCCAGAACTGCAATCCGCCGATAACTACCGGGAACTGATGAACGAGTTGGCAGTCACCGAAAATCTGATTGCCAATTACCGCTCCGACTATAATCGCACTGTCAAGAGTTATCGGCAGTACGTCCGGCGTTTCCCCAACAGCACGTTTTTGAGTTTGACCGGGTATGAGGTACAGAATTATGAACTCTTATCGTTCGAGGTATCAGAGGATGCTCTGGATGTCGGAAACCTCTTTGAAGATTAACGGGATCGAGATCACGTTCCGGGAGATTCTGGCAAGTGCCGTTATCGTGCTGGTGATGCTGATTCTTGGTACGGTCATTTCCGGCCACATCAAACAGGCGGCAATGGAGTGCAAACAGGAGTACTCCACTGCGATAGATATTTCTTCTGAAGATCGGTTTGGCTACGGGCTTCGGACAGACGTTGGACGTGCTTTCTGCTATGGCACTCTGTCTGCCGTGGACACGGTATCAGAGGATGAGATCGGCGGGCCATATATGTACATCTACCGCGAAGAACAGCACTACAATATGCACACCCGCGTAGTAACGCACACCGATGGGAAGGGCCACACCTATACTACCACAGAAATCTACTACTCATGGGATTATGCTGGCTCTAACACATGGCATTCTCAGATGGTGCATTTTCTGGGCAAGGATTTTGACTACAAAAAAATAAATATGCCCGGTAGCAAGTACCTGACCACAAAATATAGGGGTAGTAGCGTCCGCTTTGAATACTACATCCGGCCAGTGGAGTACACGGGCACGATGTACGCCATGCTCACTGGGCACACCATTCAGGATGCCACGTTCTACGATGGCACAGACATCGACCAGACGCGAGAAAACCTGATGTCTGGTGCGGATGGCTGGGTAGTCATCTTCTGGGTGATTTGGATTATTCTCACAGCAGCATCGGTATTTGGCTTCTGTGCGTTGGAAAACGACTGGCTGAAATAAAAACGAGAGGCTGTCAGCAATGACGGCCTTTTGTCTTTGCTGGAAACACCTAAAATGAGCCATTTTGAGGTGTTTTATACTTTGGATGGCAAAACTTATCGACCGAACACGGAAAACGGCTCTGGCGCAGCTCTACGGGGCTGTGAGCGCATTGTAGAGGTCTACGACTATTGCAGGAGGAGAAAATGGAATACATGACAGCCGATACAAAGGTCAATGGGTACATGGTCTACCCTCGATTCCTCTCGACTATTGGCGTTAGCCAAACAGAGAAAATTGTTTACGTTTATTTGTTCAATCGTGCAAGGTCGTCACAGAGGGAAAGCAGAAGCGGAAAGTTTGCTGACCAACTAGGGCGAGTATACATCGTGTACCCCATCAAAGACCTTGCTGCCGATACTGGATTCACAGAACGATGGGTCAAGAAGTCTCTGAAAGAGCTGGAAGAAGCCGGGTTGATCGAGCGCAAGCGTGAAGGCAAGAACAAGCCCGATAAGATATACGTCAAAGTGCCGGAAGAATCGTCAAAGAGCGAAAAGGGAGGTGAACAATCATTCACCTCTGAGGGGAACGATACTTCACCTGTGAGGGGAACAATCGTTCACCTCCTTAATATAGAAGAAAAGAAAAGAAAAAAAGTTATTAAGAAAGCGGGCGACCCGCCCGATGGGAACGCCAGCACGCCGGACTTCGAGGATGTGAGCGAGTATTTTTTGGATGCTGGATGTGAGAACAGGCTTGCCAGTAGGTTTATGAACTACTATGAGGGAACAGGCTGGATGACCAAGACCGGAAAGCCTATAACAAACTGGAAGGCCTTTGCTGATATGTGGATTGACAGAGAGCAAGAGAAGCAACAGTACAGTGAACCAGAGTTCAATTGTTTGTAAAGGTTCTTTCCCCCTACAACCCTCTATCTCCAAAGCTACACCGTTAGCCAGCAGAGCAGACCGTGACCAACATCTGCCGTCAAGTTCTATTGGCTGAATATGGGCATACCGTCTATCTGACCTCTACGTTACGTCACCCTCTATCGTCCGGCGCACCGCGCCGACCGGGTGACCTCCAACGGTAACGGCATCTAGCCTGTAAAGAGTAGCAGCATCTGACCTATCACCATCTACGACTATTTCACATGGAGAATTGACTTCATTTTGTAGTCGGTTGGATATGTATAAATGTTGCATAGCTGTATGAGCGGTTGATTACAAATTGAAAGCGTCTGAGCGGTCGGATAGTCTTATTGAATAGTTAAAAGTATTGAGATATTTGTCGAATGAGTAATCCTAGTTGGTTGGTATGATATGATTGCAGTTGTCGGTAATTAAATTTGAAAAGAACGAGCCGAATCGGATGATGCGACTATTACGGTAGAATAATAGTTAAAAAGATTGAGTAATTATTTGCGGCTATTATAATAAGTACGATGGTTAAATGTTTTGAGGTAATGTAATAAAGATTAAAATGGATAGGTGCCTTGACATATATTGATTTTGTGGAGGTCTGATGGCTTAGCGACTATCGCATCTCCATTTTCCTAAAAGGCGAACGACTATTTCACACAAAAAATACACGACTATTTGACGAAGACTCGAAAGAAAAAGCTGCGACTATTACTCTGAGACTATCAGCTGACTGCTCGTTACTATATATAGGACTTTCAAAAGCTAGTCATCTGACGACTTTACGACTATTCCGCGACTATTCGCCGGGAGAAACTACGACTATCGGCTACGACTATTCCAGCCGGAACGCTACGACTGTTGCTGACCTCTATTGGTTATCGGGCGAAAGCCCGAAAAGAGATACGGCGGTAGCCGTCAATGGTTCCGCCCGCCGCGCCCCTGCCGTTGGACTGCCCCGCCGGGTGCGGGAAGCATCGAGACGCCGCCAAGCTGACCCGGTACAGGTGGAGACGCTGACCCCTCCGGGCTGGCATGGTCTGCGATATGCTGCCGCCCTTATATACATTATTATAATAGGGCGGCTGTGCTAAGCTGTGCAGCGTCCGGGCGTGGCGGTGGTATCTGGTATCGGTGGAGGGGCTGCACTTGACGGTATGCCCTCCAGCGTGGCGCAAGTGGTGCATAGGCCGCTTGTGTGGCTGCTGTATTGTGTGCGCTGGAATGGGTCAAATTAACGGAAATGCCCCTGTAAAGCCCTGTAAACGCTTTTGATGTTTTGGCTGTATAATTGCATTGATAGCAGAAAATCTGCTGTGAACGCTTGTGTGTGGCTGATACGCCGCCTGGCAAAATAAAAGCCCTGCACCGTGTCGATGCAAGGCAAAAGAAAAACCCGGTCATTACTGGCCGGGTGGGATGCTTTTTATTTGGACGCCTTAAACAAGGCGCTGAAAAACCAGAAGAAAAACAGAAGTGTGGACAAAATCACAGCTTGCACCCCCCTTTTTATACCACGCTGAAACGCTTGTAGTTTGTGCGGGTGCTGCATTCTGCGTATACATCCGGGTGCAGCGTCTTCAAAAGCTTGCTATCGAGCCGCTTGTTTTCCCTATACTCGTTTATTCTTTTTTCAAAATCAGACATTTTTCAGTTCTCCAAAATTCCTTTATTCTTGAATAGCGTTCTCGGGTTGTGCTTTTCGTATTCTCTCCAATTTTCGCCGATCGCAAGCGCTGAGTTTTGCGCCCAAAATGGGACGCCCGCCCGGTCAAGCTGACCAAACAAAAAATGAATGGTTTTATCTGCCTTGTTCAAAAACCCGATATCGTCCGGGTCTTTTTCCCTGCAATAGGAGATCTCAGCCATCCAATATGCAAGGGATTCCAATAGGCCGTATGCCTTTTTATTTGCCGTGTATGTCATTTTGTGCGCCCCCTCAGCTGTTTAAAAACGCGATCATTACAAGCGCGCCGGAGATCATGCCGCCAACATACCAGATTGCAGCCCACTGGGAAAAGTCAAGAGTAATCATTTTTTACACCCTCCTATTAGTCAAATTCCGGCATAGCCAAAATAATTTTTTTGCACCGCTCAACACTCAAGCGGTACGGCTTGGAGCGGAGCAGGTTATCAGCTACAATCTGAGTGTATACCATCAACGGCAACTCAAACAGCCCGGCACACTTGGGATACAGGCGCACCGCCTGATTCCTGATTTCTGCGTTCAATTCGTCGGTTCTCGTCATCGTTTAGTCCTCCTTATACTGCGGGATGTAGCCCAGCACCTTAACTTTTGCCGGGATGGTGTAATAGATCTGCCCACAATCGGGGCACCAAAAAGCATTGTATTGTTTTCCATCGTCGCCCAGTGCCTTGCACTCTACCTCACAGGTAAAGCGCTTTAGAGCGTACGCCGTGAGCATTGCTGCCACATCTGCGGCGGGCTGTGCGTTAAATGCTGCCACTGCCTTTTCTGCGTCTGTCAGCTTGTCAAATACTCCCAGTGTCCAGCCCGCACCCTCCAAGATGTAATCTACCATATATAGGCCGCTGTCACTGCGCCAGAGCCACACAACGGGCTTAATGGTCATTCTGCGGTTGTTCTGGGCTGCATAGATTTGCTCAAGAGTGCCGGTCATTAAGCTGCCATCCGCAAAAGATGCAGTGTAAAGGTCTGCACACTTTAATTTGCTTTTCATGGTTTTTGTCCTCCTGTTTTGGTTCAATGTGGTTGTGCTCATTTATTTCTGAGCTTGTCTATATTATATCATTTATATCTGAGTAGTCAAGGGCTTTACACAAAAAAATACAGATATAAATGAGTATAAATATAGCGTCCGAAATTGTACACTTTGCTGGACACGCTGCACACCCTCCAGCGTCCGCCGCTGGCACGATCGTCTCCTGATATCGTGTGCAGACCGGTGCAACGTGTCAAGCATCTGGGCGCGTTAGTGCGCCGTGTTTTGTATGGTCTGCGCTTGCATCTGGTACGGGCTGCGCTGTGCAGTCTGTCCGGGTGCGCTGGGGGCTGGGGTCTCCACCTCTGGGGTATATGGGGAGAGCCCGGGGTGGGGCGGTCGCCCCCTCTCGTAGAAAAAATTCAAAAAAGGCGTTTCTCTTACCAACACCCACCCCACCTTCACAAACCAAACCCTATCTGATTGTGCAAGTCTCCAAAAATTCCGAAAAAAACAAAAAGACCCCTTACGGAGCCATTGAATGTGTTATACTGGCAAAGGAAAGGTGGAATTAAAAATGCAAACGTTCAGTGGAATCATGCTGCTTGCTGGATTTATTCTAAGTGTGTGTTGTATCATCAATGCACTTAGAGGAAAAGGGAACAGTAAGTTCTGGTGCGGGTCTATCGCTTGTTATATTTGCTTTGGTATATTCTACGGAATCTATCAAAAAGATGGCAGAGACTTTGGAATCGGCTGTACGCTGGCCTTTGTAGCATACGGCGTAAAGATTATCTGGAATCTCCTGAAGTCGATTGTTAAGCACGAAAAGTATTCAGCGAAGAAAGACTTGATTGCTTTAGTTGTGTGTTTAGTGCTAGTTGTTGTTGGCATGAATCTTCCGTATGACAAGGAGCTGGAAGCAGAACGCGCGGCGGCTTCCGAAGAAAAAGTAGCATCTGAAGCCTTAGCTGCATCTATCAAAGCAGCGGAAGAAGCAAAATCTGCATCCGCAGAGCAGCAAGCTGAAAGTGAATCCGTATCTGAAAGCCAGTCTGAGCCCGAAGTTGAGAGCGAACCTCAGCCCGAGAGCGAACCTATCCATGTTGAAACGGAAGAAGAATACAAAGCATCTTGCGGAACCGTAGGCTACAAGGATTTATGCCGCTACCCGGAAAAGTACGCTGGAACAAGAATTGTAATCAAGGCAAAGGTACAGCAGATTATGGATGCTTCTCTTTTCAGCAGCGACAAGGCATGGCGCGTTCAGGATAACGAAGATGGGTATGATATGTACCTTGGAAACGAATACTATGCTGTTGATAAAAGGGAGAGCGGCTCTGTAAAGATTCTTCAAGACGACATTGTTACAATCTACGGAGAATTTACCGGGACAGCTGAAGTCACAAGAGCATTGACAATGACAAAAGATGAAATCCCTCGCATTGAAGTAAAGTACGCAGACCTTGTGGATGAATAAGGAGAACATAATGGAAAACAAAACGCCTAAGAGCGATTTGATTCCTTGCGAACACTGCGGTCACATGATTTCAAAAACGGCTAAGACCTGCCCTGAATGTGGCGGCAAAAACAGAAAATATATAAGCGCTGGCAAAGTTGTGCTTATAGTTGTCATGCTTATTATTTTTGCTTACCTTGAATTTATGCTTTCCGCTTCGTTCGCAGCGGGTTAATCTAAACGAAAAAAGCCAGCGGCTAGATGTTCTCTAACCACTGGCTTTTCTTATAGGCTGTTTACTTTACAATTTCACCGTGATAGGGATGGTACTCAACATTGGGCAAGGGCATCCAATACTTCACATCGTGCATGATGCACTTGTTGCCCCGGAGCAGAACCGGCTCGATCTCGCCGTTTTCGTCCGGTTCAAAGGAAAGCTGACCACTATCGACAACCTTTCCGTCACAAGCGATAACAGGCTCGTGGACGCACTCGCCGTAGTCAACGGTGCGCCAGAGTTTCAGCATGGTCTCGAAAGCGTAGTTGAGGTATTCCCCCATATCCTGAATCTTATCTGCGGTAAGCATAGTTATTCTCCTTTCACATGGGCATCTGGGTCTGGCCGTTTGTGACCTGAACCAACATAACGGAGTTCGCACACGGTCTTCACTTCTTGATGTACTCGACAGCTTCATCAAACCGCTTCTTCGGCACGTTGTTTCTGCTGTTTACATTGAACCAGTCCTGAATGTCTCGGTTGCATTCCATGAACAGCTTTTGAGAGACGCTGCGGCTCTTGTAGGCCGGGCTGTCCATGCCGCCAAGAGCGTTGATGACTACCGTGTTCACGACACGCTTCAACACACGCTGCTGGTTGTAGTCGATGGTCATAGTGTTCTCAAGAGCGGAAATGCGCTGCTCCTGCTTCATGGTGCGCTAGTCAATCACAAGGATTGCTTGCAGCTCCTTAGAAAGCCCTGCGAACTGGTTGACAGACACATTCTTCTCAAGGTCGATCAGCTTCTGGCGAATCTCCATACCCTCAGGTGTCCGCTGAATCATTGCAATGTGCTTTGCCATGTCCAGCTTGATGATGTGGTCGATTTGAACCTGTGGCATTTTACGCCCATCTTCACGGTGAACATTTTTGTTCTCCGTAAAATAGTCCGTTCCATCGACAAACCCGTATTCCACCATACGGGGAAACCAGATGTGATAAGGGGTCTTGATTTTGAGCTTTTCGTGCAGTTCCCGACCCAGCACTACCTTTTCGCCAGTGTCGGTATCATACACAGGGATAACATCTTCGGAGAAGATACGGATGTTTTCAAGGCTATTATTCATAAAATTTTATCCTTATGTCTTGCGAGAGCAAGCCATCTTTGGTATAATAACCCAAAGAGGGTCTATACTCTCTGGATGTGTTATGATACGTTCGCTGCGGTCGCCAAACTTTAGCGAGCGTATCATTTTTCGTTTTCATTGGTCTCCGGGATTGGATGCACTTCAAAGAATGTGTCACGGATGGCTGCTGCCTGTGCGACCTTGTGTTCGGTGCAATAGGCTTTCAGCCACTGGAATTGCCGTTCGGTCAGTGCAACAGTGAACGTGTGATTGTGCCGTTCGAGATAAGGACTGTACATAAACTCACCTCCCTTCATGTAGGTGCAACCAGTATATGCAATATGTTGTGGTTTGTCAATTACGCAAACGCTTAATGTAGTACTGGTATCTGTACAAAATCCAAAAGTTTGTAGACTTGCACAAAATTTAACTGTTGTTTTTGGCTGCTCCGGCTTCGTACCCTGCCCGGTAGTTCAGCTCGGACAGCTTGCCCAGCGCTTCTGCGTACTCCCTGTCCTCGCTGGTCGGCTCCTTGCCGTGTGTGAGGGTTTTTAGAAATTCTTCGGTTGTCGTAGGAAAGTTCATGTTTTTTGCTCCTTTCTATTGCAGAAGCGGTCTGCTTCTGCTATAATAATTGACAGAAACCGAGACTGCGCCCTTGGTTGCGCAGCTTCTGTTTTGTGGTGGAATAGGTCGTCAGTACTACTTTGGACGGTTGGGCTGGCGGCCTATTTTTTATGCCACAAAGGATAAATCTACCGTTGCTGGCTGATTCATCGTGTGTTCTGCTGCCTTAGATTATAGACGCTTGGTATATAGTTGTCAACAGCCCAATTTGTATAATTTGTACGTTAAAACACGTTTTAGTGTACATTTTTGATAGTGGTTTTGACACTTTAATGTGTTAGAATTGGGGAGGAAATTTATAGTAAAACTTGATAATACGATAATTATACAAGCTGTAAACTAACACGAAAAAGTGTTGATGAAAAATTGACCCTATTGATAGTAAACATTTAATTTTTTACTCTTGACAGTCATATATATCTGAGTTATAATTGGTTCAGAGAAAGGAAGATGCAAAATGAGGGCAGGAGAAATTGTTTCTGAAATCATGAAATCTCAAAATGTCAAGGTTTCAGATATGTGCTATAAACTAAAAATCAAATCGAATGTTTTTTGCAATCGGCTTGTTCAAAAAAACATGAGTGTGAAAGTTTTAGACGAAATGCTGAGAATCCTTGATTATAAAATTATGGTGGTTCCTAGAGGAACTAAAGTTGATGGCGGATATGATGTTGAGTAAAACGAATTGGGCGGAGGTGTGACATGCAATACTTCTTAGCTAGAGTGTCTAGTAAGGAACAAAGTCTTGCAAGACAGCTTAAAATCGCACGAGATCGGTTTGACATCCCGGACGAGAACGTATTTTGTGATAAAATGACAGGCAGTAGCTTTGATCGCCCGCAATATAAACGATTAAAAGAGACTGTCAAGGCTGGGGATGAGGTCATTGTTAAGGAATTTGACCGATTCGGGCGTGACAAAGACGAGATGAAGCGAGAACTTCAGTGGTTTAAAGAAAAAGGCGTGATTGTTCGCATCCTTGACATTCCAACTACGCTGATTGATTTTCAAGACCAGACATGGGTGCTGGAAATGGTGAACAACATCCTTATTGAAGTTTTGGGCGCAGTAGCTGAACAGGAGCGCAAGAAAACCAAGCAGCGTCAGGCAGAGGGTATAGCTGCTATGCCCATTGTTGACGGCAAGCGAGTGTCAGCCAGAACAGGCCGTAGCTTCGGCAGACAGGAAAAGCAAGTTGACGAGCAGCAGTTTGAAAGCCTATTAAAACAACAGAAAAAAGGCGAAATCACTGTAAAAGAGTGCTGCAAGCAGCTTGGCATAGGGAAATCCACTTGGTATGAGCGTGTCGAAAGATACGCAAATAAAAATAGCGGCAGCCCAACCACAAGCCACCGCTAAGAGTACACCAACTTCATCAAAACAGGAAAAAGAATGGTGCAACCACAGTATACCATTTTTTTCTCCAACAGGCAAGAGAAAAGGAGGACAACATGGAAAAGCAAAAACCGTTTTATTGGGATTTTATCAAAAAAGATGCAGATTTGACATTTCGTTCGGTTTTCGATTTTGTAAACTGCAAAGATTTTACTTCCTTTATGCTGGAATGCCAATCTAAGAAATGCAATGTTTTGTTTTATGATGAAAACATATTTTTTGATTTCAAGAAAGAAGGCCCTTCCGAAACGTTTAAGCGGCAAATGAGAGTTGCTCTTCTTACATTTATTTTGGAAAGCATTCCCGCAATAGCAGAAGATTATCTTGCGTATTTTAAGAAATACGCTGGATGGAAGAGCGATAAAACGTTTACTCCTACCTTAATCGAAAAGAAGGAAAGACTTGACCGCGAAACGTGGCTTGATGAGCAAGCGAACATTATTTGACCCGCCAGACATGGTGTCGGATTGCTGAACAGAACAGGCGAAAGGAGCAAGAGCCTATGGATAAGTGGAACAACAGAAACTCGTATGACTGGCTTGCGGGGGCAGTCGTTGGACTGCTTACCGGCTTCTTCATTGTGGTTGTGGTTGCGAGGTGCGTCATGTGATATTTTCAGCTGACATTGTCCGCAACTAAAATAAAACCGAATATTCAATTTTTGTGCAGTTGTAGGCACTCTTTACATTTTCAGGTAGGGGGTGCCTATTTTTTTATGCAGTCAAAACAGTGTATCGCCATCATTGACAGCATCAAAGCGTATGCAAAGCAGAATCCGACCGAAGCACAGGTCTATGAGGACTGGTTTCAGGCGGTCGTGAACCTTAGAGATGCTCTGCCGCAAGACAAGCGGTTCGATACCTACAAATACTCTGGTGAGCTGCGCTCTGTCTGTGCAGCCATGATGGGCAAGATGAAAACAAGCGAGGACGTGGCGAAGGTTTATGACATTATCAGCCGGACGTACCTGTTTGAAGCAAAAGATGTGTTCGACAGCTATTGCATTTATCTTGAATGGAATCGTGCGCCGGAGAAGAAGTTTTATCAGCCTAGACGCAGAGTGCTGAAAGTGCTGGCAGACGACCTAGAGGACTTGTTCTATAAGCGGATAGATTTCTTGGGGGTCAGTCTTCCGACTCGCGTGGGCAAAAGTACGCTGTGCATCTTCTTCATTACATGGCTGATGGGCAACCGTCCTGACGTTGCATCGGTTATGAGCGGACATTCCGATAAGCTGACCAACGGCTTCTACGGCGAAGTACTGTCCATCATTACAGACCCTGTGACCTACAACTGGGGCAAAATCTTCCCTGACGTTCAGCTTGTGGACAAGAGCGCAAAGGACGAAAGCGTTGACCTGAACCGCAAAAAGCGTTTTCATACCCTTACTTGCCGCTCCATTGGCGGTACGCTGACTGGTGCTGTTGAAATTGGCGAGGGCGGCGTTCTGTATAGCGATGACTTGATTGAGGACTTGGAGGAAAGCCTGAATGTTGAGCGTCTGAACAACAAGTACGATGCCTATCTAAACCAGCTAAAAGACCGTAAAAAGCAGGGCGCATTGGAGCTGATGGTCGGTACTCGCTGGAACGTGCTTGACCCTCTGGGGCGCATCCAGAACCAGTACGCAGACAATCCAAAGTACAAATTTCGGGTGATTCCCGCTGTGGACGAGAACGGACACAGCAATTTCAATTATGACTACGGCGTGGGATTTGACGATGCCTACTATGCCGACATGAAAGCCAGCATTGACGATGCAACATGGTGGGCAAAGTACATGGGCAAGCCTTATGTGCGTGAAGGTCTGCTGTTCCCTGCCGATGAACTGCGGTATTTCAACGGCGTTCTGCCTGACGGTGAGCCTGATCGGAAGCTCATGGTCATGGATATTGCATGGGGTGGCGGGGACTTCACCGCCTGTCCTATTGCTTATGTGTACGGCGATGCCGTGTTCATTCCTGACCTTGTGTTCAATAACGGCGACAAGACCGTGACCAGACCGGAAGTCGTGGGCAAAATCATCCAGCACAAAATTAACGTGGTGCGCGGAGAAGCCAACAACGGCGGCGATGAATATTGTGATGTGGTAGACAGCCAGCTCCGGCAGCAGGGCTATCACTGCTCTGTTCGTAGCCAGCGTGCGCCAAGTGGTCAAAGCAAGCTGTCCAGAATCATCCAGTATGCGCCAGACATCAAGCAGTTCTACTTCCTTGAAAAGCACCAGTCGAAAGAGTACAAAGCGTTCATGGAGCAAGTGACGATGTTCACGCAGCTTGGCAAAGTTCCGCACGATGATGCACCGGATAGTCTGGCACAGCTTGCCGATGAATTGTACAACGGAATCAGTAAAATTGAGCCTGTCAAGAGGCCTTTTTGATTAAAAACACAATATATTGTGTTTGCTGGGTCTATTTATTTGATTTCACCACTTGACAAGGCTTATAATGTACGCAGGAAGTTTTGCAGCTTCCCTTAAGGAATAACTCGGCGTAGCGAGGTTTTGTCATTTTTACTCGCTTGCGCGTTAACGAGTGTATTCCTCCTTTCACCGGTGGAGGTTTTCTCACTCTTTCGCCTTCACCGGGCTTTATATGTTGCGTTTCCAATTGTAAGGGGAATGCTATCCTGTCTCCCCCACGGCTAGCAAGCAACGGTTCGATTCCGTTACGCAGCACAACCAACTACCTAGCTTTGCATGGACTTATTCTACAAAACCTCCACCGCTATTCCCGGCTCTCAATGTAATGTTTAGGCATGACATTTCAAAGAGCGGCGGTTAAACAATTAAGCCGGGTTTTTATGTTGCATTAGCTCAGTATGGCTAGAGCATCCGGCTCATAACCGGACATACATTGGTTCAAATCCATTATGCAGCACCAAAATTGCAGCTGACCCGTTTACGTCTGTCCAACAACTGAATGTAAAGGCTGCAATGGTTTTCTTCGGGCGAAGAATAGCACGGCTGGAAGTGCGAACAGTTTCCCAGTAGCTTCTGACAGGTCTGTGCTCAACAGCCTGTTTCCAGAAATCCAACGAAAGGAGCACAGATGGTAGCAAAAGTTAGATGCAAGCGTCCTCGAAAAGACGCAAACGGCAATCCGTGTGATTGCGGACGTTATCTTGGCGAAGTGGAAGGCAAGTTCTCTCTTCTGTGCCCCCTTTGCCATTGGATTACAATTGGAGATTCCAATCTTCCAAAAGAAACGTGGGTCTCCGTGCCGAAGTTTAAGAACTAAATAGCTTTTGAAGCGCAGTTGTAAGCGCAGTGAGATAGACCTTAACAGGTTTGTCTTGCTGCGCTTTTTATTTTGCCGGAAAGGAGAAGCCTACCGTGAGATATGGTGTGCCATATCGTGGCAGCAAGAACAAAATTGCACAGTGGGTTATCTCTAATCTTCCTGCTGGTGACACGCTGATTGACCTGTTTGCTGGTGGCTGTGCGGTCACGCACGCTGCATTACTGTCTGGCAAATGGAATTGCATTGTAGCAAATGACATTGGCGATGCACCGCAGTTGTTTATGGATGCTGTTCATGGCAAGTATGTCAATGAAAAGCGTTGGATTAGCCGTGAAGAGTTTTACCGTTTGAAAGATTCTGACCCTTATGTTTCGCTTTGCTGGAGCTTTGGAAATAATCGCACGGATTACCTCTACTCAAAGGAGATTGAACCGTGGAAAAAGGCTTTGCACTACGCAAGAGTGTTTGACGATACATCGCTTTTGCGTGAGTTCGGAATCAATTCGGACGGAAGCTCAAAAGACATCAAGCTAAACAATGGTGAATATAAAAAACTTTATTCACAGTGGATCGGACATCAAGCAAAGCATAAAAGGCTTTATGATTTAGAACACCTTGCAAGGCTAGAGAATCTTGAACGCTTGCAGAATCTTGAACGCTTGCAGAATCTTGAAGGTCTGCAAAGGCTTGAAGGTCTGCAAAGGCTTGAAGGTCTGCAAATAGATTATAGGGATGTGCAAATTCCATTAAATGCGGTTGTATACGCAGACCCCCCTTATAAACGAACAAACTGCACAGGCTATAAACGTGGTTTTGACCATGAATCGTTTGAAAGGTGGCTTTCGGAAGTCCCGTTTATGGTGGTTGTTAGCGAGTATGAAGCGCCAAATGGATGTTTGGAAGTTGCAAGCATAAAGAAGCAATCTTCTATGGGCACTGGGAATAAAGGCGGTTCTAATACTGAAAAGCTGTTTGTTCAAAAGCGATTTGCTGAATTGTACAAACAGATGATGGGGAGATTTTGACGGAAAGGAGGAACACATGGCTGAGTATCAGATGGTCGTTGGCGGATTTTTGAATAATCCGCTGACTGGACGCAGACCGATTGAAACGCCGGAGACGGAAATCAATCGGGAGAATGTACTGAAAGTGGTAATGGGCAAAGCAGAGCCTATTCATCTGCTGAACAAGAACGAGATTCGCTTTCTGCACAACTACTACTTGGGCAATCAGCCTGTCCTCCACAGAACGAAGGAATACCACGCGGAAATCACGAACCGCATTGTAGAGAACCACGCCAACGAGTGCGTGGGCTTCTATACAGGATATATGAGCGGCACGCCGTGCTCTTATGTGCGGTCTGAAACGGCAACAGGTGACGGTGAGGAAATCGCCCGGCTGTCTAATGCCTTGCAGTATGAGGGTAAGGATGCGCTTGATCGGCGGCTCTGGCAGTGGATGTTGGAGTGCGGACAGGGATACCGCATTGTTCTTCCTGACAAGGGGTATGGCGGTAACTACCCGGACGAAACGCCTCTGCTGGTAGATGTTCCCGACCCAGACATGGCGTATGTGATTTACAACTCCGGTATCGGTCACAAGCCGATTGCTAACGTGCTGCACATCCCACGCAATTATCAAAATGACCTGAACGACCTGATTTGCGTGTACACGCCAAACCAGTACTTTGAAATCGACAACGGCAAGGTCACGAAATCTGAGAACCATTCTCTCGGAATGTTGCCGATGGTCGAATACAAGCTCAACCCGGAGCGCATGGGTCTGTTTGAACCGGCTATTCCTGTTTTGGATGCCATTAACGACCTTGAAAGCAACCGTCTGGACGGTGTAGCGCAGTTCATCCAGTCCATCATGGTGTTCACAAACTGCCTTGTGGACAAGGATGCTCTCGACCAAGTAAAAGAGCTTGGCGCAATGTGCCTGAAATCCACTTCTGGTCTGCCCGCTTCCGTCTCACAGATTGCAAACGAGCTTGACCAGCAGCAGAGCCAGACCTTACTTGATTCCATGTTGAACGTGTACCGTAGCTTGACTGCCATGCCTAGTGCTACCGGCAGCGAGAACGCAACGTCTGACAACGTGGGCGCAGTTATCGTCCGAAATGGCTGGAATCACACAGAAGCAAGAGCACAGCAGTACGAGAATATGTTCAAGTTCTCGGAACGCCAAAGCTTGTCTGTAATGCTGAAAATCCTGCGTGACACGGCTGGTTCTAAGCTAATGGCAAGCGACATCAACATCAAGCTGCCACGCCGTCAGTACGACAACCAGCAGAGCAAGGTTCAGATTTTCGCACAGATGCTCGGTCAGAGCATTGACCCGCAGTTGGCGTTCACTACGCCCGGTCTGTTTCCCGACCCACAGGCTGCTTACGAAATGAGCAAGCCCTTCCTGATTGCCGCTGGCAAGCTAGGCGAGGATGGGAAAGCTCCGAAGCCGCAGGAACAGCCTACTGACAATATTGCCGACAACGGCAAAATGTTTGGCGAACAGGCTAATGCAAAGGAAGGAGGACAAAAATGAAGAAGCTGTTTATTTCTTGCCCGATGAAGAATCGGTCGGAAGAAAATATTCGGATGACGTTTGACCGTTTGCACAAGATTGCCGAAGCAGTGTACGGTGAGAGCCTTGAGGTTATCCCTACCTATATTGAGGATAATCCACCTAAGTGCAGAACTGAAGGGCTTTGGTATCTTGGCAAGAGCATCGAACTCCTCTCGCAGGCTGATTATTTCATCGGTATTTGCGGCGATAATGCGTGGCTGTATAACGGCTGCACTGTGGAGGCTGACGCTGCAAAGCTTTATGGAATGCCGGTTTATCTTGTCCCTACAAATTTTTCTGCGCCTGATGTAACAAGCGCAGAAGCGGTTTATAACGCAGCAGGAGAACGAATCGACTAAAAATCAATCCGCATAAGCGGGCTGATATATTCCGGCAGGGAAGCCGGGATACAAATTTCGCAACGTTGCAGGGAAGCAACGGTAAAAAAACGCAGGAGGAAATTAACGATATGAAACTCAATGTGTTGCTTGGTGATGCTTACAAAGAGGGTATGACCGCCGATGAAATCATTTCTGCGCTGGAAAAGGTTGCAGACCC